TTATGCTTCTATGTCGATTGTGATGCCGGACTTGAATTCCACAGTGAAGTGGTTGGCGAAGACAGTGATCTTCTCGATAAGCTTTTTGACCAGAGCCTCATCAAACTCTGTAATGCCAGTTTCCTGTCCGGCGATGAAGTCCTGCAGTTCCTTGATTCGGTTCATGACTTCTTCCCGGCGGTGGCTGTCGAGCTCGGATTGTTCCTTCTGGTCGCGGAGCCGGAAAATCTCATCGGCTATGGCATCGTAGTCCTGTTTATTGTTTGCCTTCTTGATGAGCTCTTTTTGCAGTTCTTCGAGCCTTGCCTGAATGCCGCCCGGCGAGAGGGTGTCAGCGCTGACCACAGCTTTGGCGATGTTCTGCTGTAAGGCTTTAAGGAAAAAGTCCCGCTCGGTAAGAATTTGATTGAAGGCCTTGACCGTGATCTCTTGTAGAAGGAGCTCGTTAACCGTCCGGTTAGTGCAGTTCTTTTCAGCCGAGGTCGGTTCCAAGCGGCTGATGCAGCGCCATACGATGGACTTGCAGCCGTGGTTGTTCCAGTGGACGCGCCGATAAAGCTCACCGCAGTCTCCGCAGAAAACCATCTGTGCAAAACAGTGATTGCAGGAGAAGCTGCGTTTTTTGCCTGTCGGGCTGACGTGGACTACCCGGCGACGGACAAGCTCCGCCTGCACCTGCATGAAGAGCTCTTTCGGAATGATTGCTTCATGATCGCCCTCAACGTAGTATTGAGGGACGGTGCCGTTGTTCTTGATCCGCTTTTTTGTTAAGAAGTCTGTGGTATAGGTCTTTTGAAGCAGCGCGTCGCCCATGTACTTCTCGTTGCGGAGAATCTTGTTGATGGTGCTGGTGTGCCATTTTGTCTTGCCAGCGCCGGTAAGGATGCCATCAGCCATAAGCCCGTCGGCGATCTTATCCATGCTGGAGCCTTCAAGGTATTCTCGGTAGATGCGCTTTACGATTTCTGCCTGCTCCGGATCAATGATCAGATGCCCGTTGTCATCCTTTGTGTATCCGAGGAAGCGATTGTGATTGACCTGAACCTTACCTTGCTGGTAGCGGTATTGAAGTCCCAGCTTGATGTTCTGGCTCATTGACTGGCTTTCCTGCTGGGCAAGGCTCGCCATGATCGTGATCAGCACCTCGCCTTTAGCGTCCAGCGTGTTGATGGCTTCCTTCTCAAAATAGACAGGTATGTTCTTGTCCTTCAGCTGCCGGATGTATTGCAGGCAGTCGAGAGTGTTTCGGGCAAATCGGCTGATGGACTTGGTGATGACCATGTCGATGTTACCGGCCATGCACTCGTCGATCATTCGGTTGAATTCGTCACGCTTTTTTGTGTTGGTGCCGGAAATACCGTCGTCTGCAAATATGCCCGCCAGCTCCCATTCCGGATTCTTTTGAATGTACTCGGTGTAGTGCGTGACCTGAGCCTCGTAGCTTGTTTCCTGTTCTTCGGAATCCGTGCTGACGCGGCAGTAGGCTGCAACACGGAGTTTTTTCTGCGCTGATTGCTTTACTGTATTTCCGACCTGCCGTCTGGCCGGAATCACCATTACATTTCCCATTAGCTTACCTCGCTTTCAATGAGGCTGTAGAGGTATTCTGCCTGCAGCCTCGGATCTTCATAGTGTTGCTCTGCCGCAGCCATGCGAAAGCCGGTAGGAGACGCTGCGGGTTTTACACTCTTTTTCCTGTTCAGCCTGCCAAGTTTCCCGGCACGTTCCAGACGGATGGCGGCAGCTTTATCGTAGGTTTCCTGATCAATGATAGCCGGGTAAAAGTCGTCTCCGAGGTAGTGCCTGTTTTCCATCAGGCGCTTTGCCGTGCCGTGGTAGGTTTCAATACCAGCAGCGGCAGCAGCCTTGGCCAGTGCCATCCCGGAGAGGTAATTCTCATAGAGCTTTCGTATCTTATTGGCTTCATCCTCTTTAATAGTGGCGCAGCCGTTTTCAATGCTGTAGCCGTAGGGTGTATGTCCCATGTATTCACATCCTTTCTCGAAGCGTCAGACCGCATTTCAGTTCAAAGCGCACTTCATTTCTGGAGCGGACAATGATGCGGTTCACATATTCATTAAACAGGTCATCATCGAATTCCTGAAGTATTCCACCTTTTTCTGTAAAGTGCAGAAGCGCTGTGGCTGCTGTGACCTTTGTTACATCTCCGGAAACAGCGTTTTTTAAGGCGTTGATCTCATCCCGGAAACTGTCTGCCTGCGAAAGCAGCTCGTTCGTTTCTTTGTTAAAAAGGATCGGGTCGATGATGCCCTGTGTCATGAGCTTTGTCAGCGTCTCGCGCTTTTCTGTGTTCTGCGCCAGTAGGGTCTGTATTTCCTGAATGCGCCGAAGCGAGTCATCAGACGAAGTGTTTTTCAATGCGTCCACATATGGTTTTAGGATGATCCTGTGCGCGTAGACCAGCTTGTTCATCATGGTGACGAAAGCCTGCTTCAGATCATCGTCTTTTACAAAAAGCATGTGGCATTTATCTTTATCCTTGATGTGGGTACTGCAGCACCATGCGGTGTATTTGTATCCGGTGCAGCTGTGTATCCGGCGCTTAAAGGTATCGCCGCACTCGCCGCAGATGATCTTCCCGGAGAAGGTGTAGCGATTCTGGTATTTGTCACTCCCTTTGACGACACCTTTTTCCGTTGCCCGCTGGTGAATAAAAGCGTGAGCAGCTTCAAAGTCCTCCCGGCTGATGATTGCCTCGTGATGATCCTTGACCATGTACTGTGTCTGCTCGCCGTGATTGTTGTGCCGGACAAAGCGTGAATCCGAGTACGTTTTCTGGAAAAGGCAGTCGCCGACATACTTCTCATTGGAGAGCATCCCGCGAATGGTTGTGGCTGTCCAGCGTCCGTTTCGCTTGGTAGGAATGCCGCGCCGGTTCAGGTCATCCGCGATGGCGTGGGTGCCTTTGCCGGAGAGCAGCGCTGCGAAGATTTCTTTTACCACAGCCGCCTGCTCCGGATTAATTACCATCTGCTCGCCATCCCAATCGTAGCCGTAGGGTGGGTAGCTGACTTTATAGGTGCCGCTCTCAAAGCGTTTCTGGATTGACCACTTGCTGTTTTCTGATATGGAAACAGACTCGCCTTCGGCCATGCTGGAGAGAATTGCCAGAAACAGCTCGCTCTCCATTGAGCCGGTGTTGATATTTTCCTTCTCGAAATAAATCGGAATGTGCAGGGCGAGCAGTTTTCTTACCAGTTCTAAGCAGTCCGTTGTGTTCCGGCTGAAGCGGCTGATGGATTTTGTGATAACAAAGTCCACTTTACCGGCCTTGCAGTCGTCAATGAGTCGTAGGAGCTCCGGGCGCTTGTCCTTCTTGGTGCCAGTGATGCCTTCGTCGAAATAGAGTCCAGCGAACTCCCAGTCATCACGGGATGTGATGTAATTTTCGTAGTGGGTTTTCTGTGCCTCAAGGCTTTCAAGCTGGGCATCGGAATCCGTAGAGACGCGGCAGTAGGCGGCTACCCTGATCTTCTTGAGTTTAACTTTCGAGTTCGCTGTTTCCGCGATTTTCGTAACTTTTTTCAAGGGAAGTACCTCCTTTCCGTACGTCTATACATCACTCTAAAGCGACTACATATCAAGGGATTTTCGGCATTATTTCCGCGAACAAGGGAGAGAAAGTTTCCCGATTGATGGCGGTTAATTTGTTGAATTCAGCCACAGAAATGAGGCCGTCATCGAGCATCTTCTTTGCGATTGTCTGTGCTCTGCGGTAGTCCAGATCGCCCTGAATCCGCTCCTGCGTGAAATATCCAGATTGAACATTTGTGATTTCGTCTGTCATAACATATCCACCTCCAGTTTCCACTGGAGATGAACTGCCTTTTTGAGCGGAGGAAAATAAAAAAAGCCTGCGGGCATTCCGAAGAACACTCGCAGGCATAGCAGATTGGATATTCAGTTATTTCACTCTGATCTTCCAGCCGGTCAGAATAAGGTTGACGTTTTTGATGAGCGTCGGGTTGAGCTTCTGGATCGCCGAAACCGTGCTGCTGTATTTCTTAGCAATTCCGGAGAGGGTATCACCGCTTTTTACGGTGTAGTAGACAGGAGTAGATTCCTGCTTTTTCACCAGAGCATTGACCTTTGCCTGCACGGCAGAATAATCATACCCGGCAGCGGTGAGGCGTTCTTTGCGGTCGGTTCCGTTTCCCCATTTGCCGTCCAGCACCTCTTGCGCCAGCTCATCTACGGTCTTTGCCGGAGTGACCGGAGCAGGAGTGGCAGGCTTGCTGTCATCGGACGCAGACTTTGTAAAGCCGTTGAAGCCGCCGTTCTGGATAATGGCAGGATAATCCACATAGGCGTAGTCCATATCCACATTACCACTGATGCCGTCAACAGAGCCCTTGGAAGAATACTGCCAGATGCCGTAGTCGCCTTTATAGGAGCATTTGCTGGCATACTGCGCTACCCAGTGGGCGTAGGGCGTGAGCTTCGTGTCATCCATACGTTCTTTGAAGCCGGAAACAGCGGAGCCATAGATCCCGACGAAGTATCCGGCATCCTCCATCGTCTTACAGAAAGCAATGGTGGCCTCAGTGATTCCGGCTTTGGCAGAAGCGGGCTGTGCCTCGTTATCCATATAGACCGGATATTCCAGCTGCTTGCCCTTCAGGATATGCAGGAAGCGCTCGGCATCTGCTTTTCCGGCGGCAGCAGTCACGCAGTCTTTTCCGACAAAGTAATAAGCGCCGATGGGGATACCGGCAGCCTTCGCACCTTTGTAATTTGCTTCCCATTTGCTGTCCGTATAAAAACCGGCATCGGAGCCGCCAGCCTTGATGATGGCAAACTCGATACCGGCCTTTTTGACCTTATTCCAGTCAATGGTTCCCTGCCAATGACTGACGTCGATTCCTTTTCTCGTCATGTTATCTTTCCTCATCATCGTGACGGTCGTGGAGCTGTTCCAAGACCTCCTTTAATTTCTCCGGTACCGGCAGGCCGAGATGTGCTGCGTTCTCCGTCAGTGACAGTCCTTCATTAGACAGGTAAAAGAAGATGATCGCCGTGCGGAGCACTCCCGGATGTCCGAGCACCTGAACATCAATGACGTTCCCGATGCCCACCAGCAGGAAGATCAGCACCTTGCGGCAGATTCCCTTAAAGCCGACCTCGCTTGAGAGCTTTTTGTCGGCAATGGCACACATGATGCCGGTAAGGTAGTCGCAGGTCACAAAGATCACCAGCGCAATCAAGAGCCCGTCACAGCCGCCTAAGAAATAGCCAAGCCATCCTCCGACAGCAGCAAATACCAGTTGGATCGTGTTCCAGAATTCTTTCATGAGAAAATCCCTCCTTTGTGCAAAATAAAAGCCGCCTGCATTTTGCAGACAGCCTCGTGAACTGTATCTGTGTATGAAGTTATATCTGTTTTGGTAGCGCCTCCCAGAGCCGCATATCCTCCTGTCCCAGCGACCACATGGCAAAGCCTCTCACTCCCCAGCGGTAGGCCGCTTCATTTGCCCAGTAAACGAGCGAATCCACGTCCTGATAGTAGAGGATGGAAAAGCCGTCAGCATCACCGAGAAAGAGCCTTGCTATCCAGATGTCGATGTCCTTTGGCGTGATGGTCACCGTATAATCGTTGCCACAGGTCAGGGCAAGCTCATGGGAGTGGTAGAACTCATAATCCAGAGAAATGCTCTCGCTGCGTGTCGCATCCTCCTCGATATCCGAGGTCAGCGTAAACACCTGAAATTCCGTATCCCACGTGGCGTTCGACCGGCTGATCCTGCCATACTGCGTAACTGTGCCGTCCGGAAAGGTAACATCAAAGCGTTCGTATGGCTCGTAAGTCCACGCATCGCCAAGGCGGAGCAGCTCGCAGACTGTCCGGTTATCTGATCGGTATCCGGCATAGCCTCCGGAAAAGCCGCTGACCGTAGCAGTGAAGCGAAGCGTATAGGAAGAACCGGAATAAACACGCACCTTATTCCCACGGATACGCATCTCGACCGTGTACATGGATGGATCGGTACGAAGGTCGGCGTTTGCTGTCCGCTCTATGGTCTGGCTGTAGCTGCCAAGGAGCGTGCTGCCGTTATATAATTCAACGGCCTGTGTGTTGTAATTCAGGCAGCAGAACAGATCACCGCAGAATACTCCGGCCTTGCCATTTCCTGTCGCAGGGAAGGCCACCCTTGCCCGCAGGTGAATATCGGAAAAGCCGTCGTATCGCCATGCGAGCTTTCCGGAGCCGTCAAGCTGGGAGTAGACGCGGCTTTCGGAATATTCATCTTCGCGCCATACCGTCCAAGAGCCTGAAAGGGTCGTCCAGTAGTTTGTTTGCAGCACACCGTAGTCCCGGAAATCCTCATACCAGATAAGGGCAGAGTCCGGCTTTCTTCTCAGCATTTCGCAGGTGAGCTTGAAAGCCCTGTCCGGCTGGCACTCGTTGCCGTCCACGTCGATAAAGTGACGCGGAGAGAGAGTAAAGATCGCGCTACCCGCAGAGGGAGCCTCCGAAAAGTTGCTGCAAACACGGTAGCCGTAAAACTGTACGCCTTTTACATCAACGGATATCACGATGGTGTGCGTTCCGGCAGATAGTGAAATGCTGCTGGCGAGCGTCGTCCAGAAGGTGCTTCTCCAATATGGCCACCAGAGCCTGCTTTCCGTAAAATGCGTCGTGTTGCCGTCAATCGAAACATAAATGCCGTTTTTATCCCAGAAGGGATAGCAGAGCCGGATGGCAATGTCGTAGGTTCCGGCGCTTGAAACGGAAAAGGTATATGTGGCAGAGCCAGCATCACCGAGAGTGGCCACGCCGTTTTCAAAGGATACAATGCCGGAGTAGGAGCTTGTCGTTCCATCCGCATCCACATAGATGGTGCCGAACTCAGCGTGTTGTTCTTTGCTGTAAGCCGTCAGATAATGCCGCCTGTTATAGGTTCCGTTCATCAGAGGATACTCATAGCTTGTGGCGTCCCGGCCTTCCATGAAGTCGTAGACCTGCGGAAGCGCCCAAGGCACCATATCGTAATCATCCCAGTATGCGAGGATCGGGATGAAGGGCTGCGGTGGGGCATCATCTGTAAAATTGTACTGCCCGGTCATCCAGTTCTTTGCCGCATAGTAGGTATTTGATGTGCCGCGATAGGTTTTACCGAGGTTTGCAGGAAGATCATAAATCTGCCAGTTCCAGCCGTATGCGGGAAGGCCGAAGAATATCTTCTCCGGATTCATGACCGTGACCGCGTAGTCGTAAATGCTCTCCAGCCAGTCCCTTGGAGAGACAGCGCCGGGAGCAGAACCTGCCCACGCCATGCCATAGCTCATGATGGCTGCCGTATCGCAGTAAGCGTTGAGGTCGCCGTAAACGCACCAGTTTTCACCTCCGACCGAGCCGTTGATGGAATTCATACCCGGCAGGCAGATATTCATGAGCTTGCTGCTGTCATAACCTTTTACTGTGTTATAGATATTCCGAAACATCGCCGTAGAAGCAGCGTGCGTGGAATATCCGTCGCCTTTCTCAAGGTCAATGTCGATGCCGTCGCACCACGGGTATTTTTCCATAATGCGGACGATCTCCGAAAGGAAAGTATCCTGAGCACCGTCTGTGTTATCCCGGAGAGCGGCAAAGATGCTGTTTGTGCCATCGTTGGATATCGTCAGGAGCCATTTGATGTGCGGCCATCGGTTGATGTAGGTCAGCATATTGGAAATGGCCACGCCGCTTTCCGTGATGATACCGGTGCGCGATACCTTAAAAGAAAAGAGACCTACCTGTGAGAGGCGGTCTCCATAGGCGGCAAGTGCCTGATACATTCTGGAATTGCCCATGAATGTCCAGACCATGCATTTGCGGCCTTTCAAATAATCATAGCTCACAGGGCATCACCTCCGTCCTGCATTTCCTGAAATTCCACATAGATTCGAGCCGACTTTTTATCCTCGACCGTGATTGGGTGCTTGCTGTCACCGGCAGCTGAGTATTGGAAAAAGCCGTCCTTGGCTGTTGCAGCGCCGTTCTTCAGGCACTCCCTCGTAGAAGCGAAAAGGTCAAATTCATCACCGGCGGCTGCAGCTGCTTTGAAAGTCGCCTTATGGGCACCTTCACCCAGCGCAAGCGAAATACTCCCGGCAGCCATCGTCTGAATCGGATAGACCTTGTAGTCAAGACCGGCAGCCGTGGAACCGAGATTGAAGATGACGCAGGTTGCAGCAGAGCGGACGATGCCGTTATAAAATCTCTTGCCTGCTTTCGCATCATCGCCATCATATTTTTCTAGAAGTTTTTCGGTATTGATGACAAAGCCTGTGACTTTATCGCCTTCCTGCAGCATCAGATCGGTAAACCAGACCGAACCGGTGCAATCTGTGATGGTGGGCTTTACCGTAATGTTTACGACGCGCTTAGCCTGCTTTTTTGTAATTGTCTCTGTAAAGCGTGTAAACTCCGGCATTTATCCATCCTCCGTCCATTGAATTTCTGATACATGTCCTACCCAGCCGGTCGCGATGGAGCCGCCCTGCAGGAGCATATCTGTGATATAGACTGTACCGGTGCAGTCTGTCACGCATACCCGTATGGTGATCTTCGTAACGCGGCCATACTGAGGAGAGATATCCTGTGCCACGTGTGTAAATGAAGCCATAGAAATCCCTCCTTCAGATCAGGTCTATAAATCGTGTTTCCGATGTTCCGTCCTCGTATTCAAATGTCACCTCAATGCCCACCTGTCCATTCGTACCTTTTGAGAGATTCTCGGAGGCAATCTGCGCCGAAAAGGTATAGCACTGCCGGTTGGCGGGCGTGATGGTCTGTGAAAGACTTTTTGTGGTATTCAGCGCACCTTCGCATTTGAAGGAAGCCGTGCCGGATACGCCATTATCTGCATCCACAGCAAATCCGGAGTTTTGCCAGTAGGTAAGGCCGGAATCTGCTCTGGAATTACGCAGGTGATTAAACGGCACCAGATCCTTCATTTCCTGACTGTCTATCAGATCGGTAGACTCCAGCGTATCGGCTGCGCTATCCCAGCGTGAGGAGGAATCGCCCAGCTCCCGGAGGGTAGTGGAAAGCTCCAGCACCGTATTCCAAGGCTCTTGCAGGTTGTATTCCCTACGGACGATTCTGGTCTTTACAGACAGGTTCAGGTCGTCATCCTTCACCATGACCGTATCGCCCAGCTCCCATGTTTCATGTTCATAGCCGGTTAACACCGACAGATCCATCGCCTTTAGTACATAGGAGATACGAGGAGATGCATAGTCCGCCAGACGCATGTTGGCATATTCCAGCATCTGATACGGATTGGTGAAGTTCGAACAATCCAGCGTAGCAATTCGTATTTCGGAAGTATAGGTCGTGTCCTGCACATACTCGTTGCCGCCATTGATCGAGGCAAAGGTCATGCCGTCCTTGCCGTAGGCGTAAAGCTTTGTAATCAGGCTGGTTGTATCAACGACACGCTGAATGGACTTCATATTTTTCTTGTAGCAGAACAGCACGCCGGAATCCTCACCGGAGAAGGTCAGGAGCTTCACGATTCTGTTTGCGTTATCAAAAATCAGGTCGCCGCCGTGAATGTTCTGTACTGCCCGCAGGATCGCCAGCGCGTTTTTCTCAGAACAAGTCCAAGTACGCTTTGTGGAGACATTAACCGTGCCCACATCCCAGTCAGTTCCCTGAAGAGCATAAGCTATCGGCGCATCTGCCGTGTCCGCGTTAAAGGTAATCTCATCCTTTTTCACGGAGTAGGCAAGATCATAGAACGCCGCCTCCGCATAGACCGTGGTGATGGCCTTGCCACTTTCTTCCTTGTCGTCCGTAATCGTGCGGATGCGATAGGTGTCGCTGACAATACGCACGGCCTTTTCGTTATCGATATAGGCGCGTTTGCTGTCCTGAAACGGCAGCTTAAATTCCAGCTCATCCACGCCGTTGATCTCACTGGTCACGATGATGTCATAGGCGTTATCCAGCACAGCTTCCACATTCCCGTCTGAGTCCAGAATGACCGGTCTTGCATAGCCAAGTTTGGTATAGAGCGGCTTTGGATTATTGTACAGACTGATAGATATCAGCGTAGGCGTCCTTGCTGTATTTGTGGTAGAAAGCGTGACGCGATATTTGATGTATTTCTTTGCAGGAGATTCCAGCTCGCCGTTTGCACCGACAGCCTGCCACTCTGTCCAAGTGGAGAGGTCATCTGAGGTGGCCGTTTCCACAAGCGAGATAGAGGTCTCTCCCGGAGAGTAATCTGCTTTTACAGAAACTCTGCCGTTGCCAGTCACGCCACAGTCCTTTGCTGCAGTAATGAGCTGTCCGCTTGACGGATAGACAGAGTCTGTAGCTCGAAGCGTAACGACATCCGCTGTCGTCAAAGCGTCCACATCACCGGTCAGATCTGCACCGTTTGCGGAGAGCGATTCCAGAAAATATTCTTCAAGGTCATCGGCGGTTAGATCAGAATCACAGTCGAGGAACCAATCATCAAAGCCGCCTGCATACCAGTAGGAGTCTGCGTGCATTCCCCAGATGAGGTCAGCCACGCAGCTACGATTCAGCTCTCCGGTAAAGGTCAACACATTTGACTGCCAAATCGTGCCGGAGCTCTTATCGCCAAGGATATACTGTGCTGTCTTGGCATTAGGCTTGATCACACAGGCGATAAAATACCAGTAGCCGTTTAGCAAAGAGAATGATGGCGTTACCGATGTATCGAGGATCAGGGAACCGGAGGAGTTATACAGCATAATTCTCGGTTTTCCTCTGATCAGCGACAGATAGAAAATCGGCTGTCCAGAACCATAGCGGGTATTCAAGATCGGAGTATAGGTGTTGCCGACTGAATATGTCGTGGGCTTCATCCAGCCGCCGACCACGATGGTTTCACCGAGGCTTGAAAAGATGCTGCCGTCGTTTTCTACCTTCAGGTAGGTTTTCTCCGATGAAGGATTATTGATGTTCATCTGAAAATAGCGACCGAAATTGCCAGTTTTCATATCTGCGGTTGTTCCGCTCCAGTTATGAATATATGCCTTGCGATCCTTCCCGGAGGAATCCGCCAGATAATCATCTGCATCCGGTTCGGACTCGTTAAAACGCCAGAGACCGTCGGGAGCCCATGCAGCCGGGAACTCGCCGGTGAAGGCATCTTGGGTATTCAATATATTTTTAAGAGCCATGCAATATCACCTCCAGCGGCTTCTGGCTTGAATGTTCAGTTCCGTAAATGTTGTACTCGTACCGACCACAGCAATCACGATGGTATTATCTCCCGTATTTAAGACCGGGAAATTCAGCTCCGACAAAAGCGGGAGACCGTTTCGGAGGGTTTCTCCATTAGAATCAACTACTTTTGCCGTCATCAGATCGGAGTCAATAATCAATGTTTCTCCGGCGGCAAGCCGTCCAATGATCTGAAGCTCGCTGCCGTTTGTGGTTATGGAGATATACGAGTCCGTCCCGGAAGGAATTACACCCGTTAAGGAGTAGACCGGGTAGGACTCGATATTCCCAAGAGTGCGAGACGCGGTAAAGGTTCCGGTTTCCGCAAAATCAAAGGTCTCGTCTGATATGGCATAGCTATAAGGGTCTGGGCAGAAAAATTCCAGATCAAAGGTGCAGGAATTACGGACTGCCCGGTCAAAGGAGAATCCGGACGTAAGCCTTGCTTCATACACTCGTCCCGGTTCCTTGTCCAGAATGAGCTGGCAGAGGCCGTTGTCCGGATTCAGCCATTCGATAATATCGTCCTTTTTTGAAAGAAACTGCTCGTCTGTCTTTCCCGGAGGAATGAAGCAGGAAATCAGTATCTTTCGCTCAGATACCGTTTCTCCAAAATCAAATACACCGTGCCGTCCGGGCATGGTGATCGTGTTGTTTCTAAGATCCGGCATACGGTATTCGTTTGTAATTCTTGTCGCAAGTCCCATAGACTGGGAGGTTGTTCCGTTAAATGAAAATCCCATGTTACACCAGTCCTTTCGCCCTGCGTCCGGCAGTCAGAAGAGTATTGAGCTGCTGAGAAATCTTCCGGATATCGTCGTCGCTTCTGACACTCATTTCCTCGATATTGATGAGAGGCTGGTCGCCTGAAACACTGAGGGTAGCGCCGCTTACTGCATCCTGAATCATGGAGCGCAGCGAGCTCACACCGACCACAGCTTCATCACCGGCCTCACCGCCGCCAAGAAGTGTGCCTCCGCTCTGGCCGAAGATGGTCGCATCCTTTAAGATCATGCCGCCGGACATCGCCTTCTTATACCAATCCACAGAAAAGTGCGGTATGGATGGCGGGTTCAGCGAAAAGCTGCCTGTGATGGAGAAGTGCGGCAGCTTGATCTTCGGCAGGCTCCAGCTGAAATTGAATACGTTCTTTAGCTTGTTTACGATGCCGGATACCGTGCTCCAGATGGTATTGAACACATTCGATATGGTACTCTTGATCCCATTTACGATATTGGACACCGTGCTCTTGATCGCATTGAAGCCGTTACTGATGCCGGACTTCATGGTATTCACCACATTCATGACCGCGCTCTTTATACCGTTCCAAACGGAAGTGGCTACGCTCTTTACGGCATTGAAAATCGTAGAGGTCGTAGTCTTGATGGCATTCCATGCGGTGGTGATGACCGTCTTTATGGCGTTCACGACAGTTTCAACAGCTGTTTTTATCGCGTTCCAAACAGTAGTAACCACGGTCTTTATCACGTTCAGGACGGTTTCGATGATCGTCTTGTAGATATTGAAATAGGTGGTCACTACAGTTTTGATTGCATTGAAAATGGTTTCAAAAAAGCTCTTGATGCCATTCCAGATCGTAGAGATAACCGTCTTTATGGCATTCATCACGGTTTCAACCGTAGTTTTTATCGTATTCCAAGCTGTGGTAAGAAAACTGCTGATTGCATTTGCCACAGTGGTGAAGGTGTTCTTTATTGCCTCCCATATACTGACGAAGAAGTCCTTGATCGCCGTCCATACAGTAATGGCAATCTCCTTGACCTTTTCCCAGAGGTTGATCCAGAATTCTCTGAAGCCTTCGCAGTTGTTCCACAGGTAGATAAACGCAGCTACCAGCAGGCCGATGGCCGTAATGATCAGGCCTATCGGATTTGCCGCCATGACAGCATTCAGACCAGCCATCGCCGTCTTTACTCCAGCCATAGCAGTGGTAACAGTAGGAATAATTGTCATAATCGTCCCAACAGCGGATATAACTTTGCCGACGATTACAAGTACCGGCCCGATTGCAGCAGCCACGAGTGCAATTTTTACGATCATCTGCTGCATAGGCTCTCCGAGGTTGTTCCACCATTCGGCGAGGGATTTCAGCTTGTCAGAGAGCTCTTTAAGGACAGGAGCGAGAACTGACATCAGGGAGTTGCCGACCTCCGCACCGGTTTCCTTCAGAGAGTTCATGGTCATCTGAAACTGGTCAATCGGGTCGAGTGTCTCATTGAAGGTATTCTCGACACTGCCTTCAAAATCTCCGAGGAAGCCGGAGAAATCCGACAGGTTGAGCTTTCCGGTCTGCACGGCATTATAAATGGAGGCACCGGCCTTACTTCCGAAGAGGTCATAGGCCGCCTGCAGCTTTTCTGCATCGCTTCCGCTTCCCTGCATGGTAGTGGAGAATTCCGCAAGTGCCTGATCCAGCGTTTTGCCGTCTGCCGTTGCATTCTTCATGGCTGTCTTTAAGCCCATCATGGCGGCAGATGTATCAAGGCCGGACATTTCCACCATGCCCATAAAGCCAGCGGCCTGCTGGGCAGTGAGTCCCATTTCCTTCAGCTGCGCGGCATTGGAGGAGAGGGCATTTGCCAGCGTGTCCATATCAATGCCGGTGGCCTGACCGGTAGCGTTTAAGGCATCCAGAAGATTATCTGCCTCGGAAGCGTCCATGCCGAAGGCGTTCATGACGGAGGATACATTGTCGATTGATGTCGAAACATCGGTATCATTGAGCTGGGCAAACTTGATGAATTTTGCCGAGAGGTCATCCAGCGCCTGCCCGGTCAGGCCGAAACGGGTGTTGACCTCGCCGACAGCAGCACCGGCAGTTTCGAAGTCCGTCGGTATCTCCGTGGCGAGGTCTTTTACGATCTGGCACATATCCTCCAGCTCATCGCCGGTAGCACCAGTTTTCTGTGCAACGATGTCGAGACCAGCATCCACCTCGTTAAAGGCAGCAATGGAGGCAGCGCCGATGGCGACAATGGGAGCCGTTACATGCGTAGACAGGCTCGTGCCGACATCCGATATTTTCCCGCCGACCTCCTGCAGTTTAGAGCCGGTCGCCCGGAGTGTTGCCGTGATAGAAGTATCTGTTTCCCGACATTGCTGTTCGAGGTTTTTGAGCTCGTTTTCGGTCTCTATGATCTCACGCTGCCATGCATCATATTGCTGCTGGGTGACGGTACCGTTTTTTAGTCCAGCATCCATCTGGTCTTGCACGGACTTCAGCTGTGTGAGCTTTTCCTTCGTTTCGGAGACTGCCTGTTGTAGGAGCTTCTGTTTCTGTTCGAGCAGCGTGGTATTTGTCGGGTCGAGCTTCAGGAGCTTGTTGACATCCTTCAGCTGCGACTGTGTTGATTTGATTTCCTTGTTTACACCGGATAGGGCTTTGGAAAGGCCGGTCGTATCGCCGCCGATTTCCACGGTTATGCCTTTTATTCTGTCAGCCATGCGATGACCTCCTTCCTGTTAAAATCGATCCATCTGCTCCTGTGTCGCGAGCGCAGGATAGTTGTAATCGTCGTTGCTCATTTCTGCGTACATGTCATTGACAGTCCCGATGGTGAGCAGGTCAAGCTCCGAGATGGAAAGCCCGATCTGCACGCACCGGAGTAAAAAGAGCGGGGTTGTCATTTCCCGCTCTGTCGGATGATGTTTTTTTTAGACTCCACCTGCTGTTCCACATTCAGTCCCCACAGCTCGATGATCTGTGGCAGGATTTCATAGATGGAGAAAGTGTTGAACTGGTCGAGCCAGTCCTCCGGGGTATCCGGGACATCAGGATTCTGATGCTTTGCCATCAGCCATGCGATGTTCTCAAAAAGTTCCAGACTGAAAGTGTCCAGATTGGAGCTTTCTGCATCGTTTTCATCGATGCCTTTCTGTAGCTCGTTTAAATCCTTGTATATGTCCCTGTGGAATTTGTTTCTGTATAGGCGAGGAATGGCGGCAGAGGCGCGGAATTGTACCTCCTTGCCGTCAACCTCGATTGTTTTTGTTACAGCCATATTGCGCCTCCTTACTCACCGTCGTCACCGTTGCTTACCGAAGCACTCGGCTCATATACAGCGTTGTACCATGCGTCGTAAACAGTGCTCGTAGTGTTCGTGCCAGTTTTGACCTTCACAATGCCGGAAGGGAGCGGAGAAGCCGTAATGGAGAGCGTCTCTGTCTGCACCTCAGTAGAGTCCTCCTTGGTGCTTCCGGTGACGGAAGGGCGGGTCGCGCTGCAGTAATACATGCAGTGACGGATCTTTCTCTGATCGCCGGAGAACTCGAAAAGCAGAGCAAAATGCTCTGGCTCCACGTCCTTGTTCTCCACAATGACACCGTTGGCATCTTCGGTCTCGTGCATGACGTCCGTGAGAAAGCTCTCCGGAATCAGCGCCAGCTCAAAGTCGCCGGAATAACCGTTGTTGTTTGAAACCATGTAATATACGGAGTCGTCCGCATAAAACGGATCATTATCTCCCTCAGCATCCAGCGAAAGGGATACGGCACCGGGCATTGCTACAGGCGTGCCAAAGGTAACAGTACCGTCAGCGGCAAGCGTAGCAATTGCGTAGTGGCAGTTTTTAAGGCCGAACTTGACCTTGTTACTCGTGTTAGACATAGTTTTTAACCTCCTATAATCTGTGTTTGATATAAGACCTCGTACAGCTTCTCCGACTCGATCCATACCTCAGATTTCTCATAAGGCAGGTCGTGGGCGATTAAGATGTCCTCGATCTGGGTTTCTGTTTCCGGGTCTTTTACGTCCGTGTATAATTCGATGTTCAGTTCATCAATTTTCTTGAACACCGTGTCATCCGCGAACATATTGTTAGAGCCCGGATATAGAAAAACGAGGAAGGGCGGGTCTGGTGACTCGCCTTCGGCAAAGTGGTCGTAGGCAAGCGGCAGACCGGCTTCCTCTAACATGGTGATTACATCGTCGTATGTCATGATCCACCTCCCAGTTTCTGCTTGATGGTATTGACGAGCTTTTCGTTTCCGCGCTCCTCGGCTGAGGCGATATGAGGCTGCGCCGGAACACGTCCGCCGCCACGTTTCACATGCCCGTGCTCCAGAAGGTGTGCCAGCTGATAGCGGTTTTTCGAATGCACCACGAGGCCAATGCTCTGTGAATCCTCATGCATATTCTTGACCGACCAGCTTTTCTTGTATTTGCCGGTATCGACCGGAGCGCCAGTCTGAATATCCTTGCGGACGGAAGCGGCAGTCTCTTTCACTGCAGCCTTCAGGTCATCTGTAGCGAGCTTTGAATATTTTTCGAGTTCCTCCATAATGGCGTCGCCCATCTCGCTTATTGATACATTTCTACTCATGCGTTCTTCTCCAGCTTGCAGTTGAATTTCAGGCTGTTATGCTTATAGCCCATCGGATTCACATAGGTGATGTTGTAGGTGCGGCCTTCCGCGATGATCCGGTATTTTGTCGATTCCACATCCGCAAGCTCAGAGCAGTGGCGGCAGGTGAAGTCCAGCGATTCCTCCGGATTGATGACTACACCGGAAGATTCGGAACCGGAGCTCGTGCCGACAGTCGCCCAGCAGGAAAAATAATCCGCCCAGCCGGTTTTGTGGTTTCCGTATTTGTCGACGATGACCGTATTTTTCTGGAAGGTGACTCGCACCCTCATAGCTGCTATATTCATGAAAACGCTCCTTCCCGTATTGCAAAAAGAAGAGAGCGCAGTGTCATGGTAAGAGCATGGTGGTCGGCTTCCTCCCTGTGCTCAAAGAGATAGGCACAGGTATAGAGGATAGCGACCTTCATGGTTTCACGGATTGCAGACAGCTCCGCCTCGGTATATTCATCAGAAGAAGCGGCATCGGAGTCGATCACTTCCCACTGATTATCCGTAAGTCTTGCAATATCAATACATAAGCGAATTGCGGAGGCCAAGAGGATACCGACCGTGGCATCCTCATCCGACGAATCTACGCGCAGATAGGCCTTCGCATCTTCAGTTGAAATCAAAGCCACGGTCGTTCACCTCCCTGTCTTAAGAACCGGAAGTTGCCTTCATGTCGAGAATCTTGATGCCTTCGGAAAGGATCAGCTTGCCGTCAACACGCTCCGTGCAGGTAAAGCCGACCTGACCGTTGGTAGCGTAAAGCTCGTTGAGACGCTTGATCGTGCGACCGGCTCTATCAGCGATCCAGTAGCAGGAGAAGTCGCCGAATGCGATGGCTCTTGCGCCTGCGGCCATTGTAGGTACCTTCGGAGAGGTGTAGAGCGGATAGCCAAGCAGTCTGTCGGGCTCTCCGGCAGTAAGTGCAGGCTGCCATACATAGACGCCGTTCAGATCCTTGAGCTTTCTGATAGCTGCGACAGTGGCATCGTTCATGAGGAACTTCGCCTTGCTGCGATAAGGAGCCTTGAGAGAGTACACAAGGCTGATCAGCTCATCGGCGGTAATTGCCGTAGCGGAAGCTGCGGTAACGCCGGAAGGAGCACCACCAGCGGCAGAAGGGATGAACAGGCCAGTAGGTCTGTCGATAGCCGTCTGGCCGGTCTGCACAGCACCGTTGATGAAGGCATCCTCTTCAGCTTCACCGAAGGCGCGACCGAATTCCTCAGAGATGTAGCCCTCAATATCAAAGAAGCTGTCGGAAAGCAGCTCGTCGGACACCTTGATGAGGTCAGTCAGCTTGAAAGCGTCAATGCTGGTCTGAGCGAAGGTCGGATTGCTCTCGGTGTAGGCACCGTTCTCGGCAGTCCACGCCGCCTGCGTGTGGCCATTTGCCACAGGGATCTTGCGTTCGTTCTGTGTGGTAATGACCTTGCAGCCGATAGTACGCATGATGTTGTTTTCATTAAGCGCCTGAACAAGGGTGTGCTCGAATTCAATCGGAACAAGGTATCCGCCGTTTGCATCGGTTCCTTCCTCAAGTACATCGCGGATTGCAGGATTGCCGGGATGACGGATGTTGTCCCAGAAGGCCTTCTTGTAGGCTGCAGAAGCTCTGCCGGGCTTATCCTCCGGTTCATCCTTTACACCGGGCTTTCCGGTGAGCGGAGTAGAAGTCGGTGCACTCATCATCTTGTCGATCTGCTCCTGACGCTGCAGGCGCTCGATATCCTTGGTGAGGTCGGTGACTTCCTTTTCCATCTTGTCGTAGGTTGCGGCATCCTCCGCAGAAACCATGCCGCCGTTCTGAGAGTGGCTATTAAGAAACGCCTTAGCGGCCTCCCATGCCTTCGCTCTCTTGTCCATGAGTTCCATAATCTGAGTCATAGTAAAATTCCTCCTTTAATGTGCGAGAAGCGAAAGGCGCTTCTCAAGATCGGTTACTGGTACCATGTGTTTATTTGCTTCCGGCTTCTTCTTAGGAATCAGTCGGGAAAGCAGCGAATCAGTGACAGCCTTGCGGGAGAAAAGCATCTCCGCGTCAGCCGTATCCTCCGGGACAGATTTCTCACCATCCCTGAACAGAATCTCGTCAGCAAAGCCGAGCTTCACGGCCTCCTTGGCGTTCATCCATGTCTCAGCATCCATGAGCTGTGAAATCTTGTGGCGGGAAAGCCCGGACTTGATTTCGTAGGCATTCATAATGGATTCCTTGACTTCGTTTAACATGTCGATGGCTTTCTGCATTTCCTCGGTATCACCGATGGCGATGGTCGCAGGGTTGTGTACCATCATCATGGCCACGGGGCTCATGCAGACCTTTGTTCCGGCCATAGCAATAACAGATGCCGCCGAAGCAGCAAGAGCGTCAATCTTGACCGTCACATCATGCGGGTAATCCATCAGCATGTTGTAGATCTGCGCAGCAGCAAAAACATCACCGCCCGGAGAGTTGATCCAGAGGGTGATGTTTCCATCGCCTGCATGCAGTTCATCACTAAATAGCTTGGGTGTTACTTCGTCGCCGAACCATGTCTCATCGGAAATTTCCCCGTCGAGGTAGAGTGTTCGGTCGGAGCCAAAACTGTCCGGCTCCTCGTTTCGCACCCAGTTCCAAAACTTTCTGGTCATAGTGCCTCCTTCTTTCTGAACCGGGTGCGCCCGTCTTCGGGTTCCGGTTCGGTTTGTGTTTCCTTCGTTTCATCAGCTTCCTCCTGCGTCTGTGCCGAGACCGCAAAAATGCCTGCGTCCTTGAGCTTGGTCATATTGCCATTGATCAGGTACAGGTCGCCGCCTTCCTCCTCCGGAATACGGTCGAGGTTTTCAAGCTCCCTAATATCGTTAGCGGACATCCAGCCATTCTGACGTCCGACCGCATAACCGTTCATGCGGCTCTGGTAGTCGCCTCTGAGAAGCCCGTCCACATTGAACTTAAAGAAGTATTCCTTCTTTTCATCCAGAGAGAGCAGGGCTCTCTGCATGGACTGTTCCCAGCGGCATACCCACGGGTCGAGCGTGTATTTTACGAATTCCAGCGACTGTTGCTCGATATTTGAGAAGCTCGATTTCTCAAGGTCGCCGATCATGTGAGGCGGGATGCGGAAGATACGTGCGATCTCATTGATCTGGAACTTCCTTGTCTCCAAAAACTGCGCCTGTTCCGGTGAGATGGAGATAGGCGTATATTTCATACCTTCCTCCAGCACGGCTACCTTGTTAGCATTAGAGCTGCCGCCGAAGGCAGAGTTCCAGCTTTCTCTAACACGCTCCGGATCTTTAACCACACCGGGATGCTCCAAGATGCCGCCGGGAGTCGCACCGTTTGCAAAAAACTTAGCTCCGTATTCTTCGCAGGCTATTGCCATGCCGATGGCATTCTTAGCCATTGCAATCGGGCTGTAGCCCACAAGACCGTCAAAGCCAAGGCCGGGAACATGCAGTACGTCGGACGGCTGGAGCCTCACACGACTGCCGTTCATCGTGTGCGCTTCGTCCTGCGATGTTTGGTATTCGTAATAAAGCTCTCCGTTTTCATCACGGTTGACCGTCATACGATTTGGCATCAAAGGATAGAGCGCGACCACTTCACCTTTGCCGTTCCGAATGATCTGCGCGTAGGCGTTTCCCCACAGGAGTAGATGCGTCATCAATGTTTCCCGGAATACAAAGGATGTCATTTCCGGATTTGGCTCATCGTGAAGCAGGAAGTATAGCGGATGATTTATCGCTTTTTCCTTGCTGCCGCCTTCGCCGTATCGATAGAGGTGTATCGGCAGGCCTGCAATTGCCTCGGACAGAATCCTCACGCAGGAGTAGACCGCCGTCATCTGCATGGCGGAGCGCTCCGTTACAGCCTTGCCGGAGGTCGTCCCGCCGAAGAAGAAGCGGTAGGAGCTTCCGGTTGTTGAATTGGTAGGCTTATCTCTTGAACGAAACAGTCCTGAAAATATGCTCATATTGATCACCTGCCTTTCAGATAAATAAAATGCCTCTGTCGTCATAGACAGAAGCACCGTTGTCATTGCCGCAGCGGATCGCACGGTCAAGCGCCATGATGGTGGCGATGGCTCCGTCGATCTTCTCTGTAGATTTTTCCTTGTCAGCCTTGATATTTCCGGCTGGGTCAGTACGGATGAAGATGTTATCCATATTCCAGCGGAGAACAGGATGACCGCCGTGGGCGAGCTTTTGCTCAAGTGTCAGCTTCATGAGCTCCTTTGTGGGAGGACTCATATCCTTAAAGCCCTGTCCGAAGGGCACGACTGTAAAGCCCATGTTCTCCAAGTTCTGAACCATCTGGACTGCTCCCCAGCGGTCGAATGCGATCTCACGGATATTGAAGTGCTCGCCGAGGCGTTCGATGAATTTCTCGATATAACCATAATGGATGACGTTGCCTTCGGTAGTCTGCAGCACGCCTTCCTTCTCCCAAGTATCGTAGGGCACATGATCGCGTCTCACGCGAAGATCCAGCGTATCCTCTGGCACCCAGAAGTACGGGAGGATCACATACTTGTCGTCTTCATCCCGTGGCGGGAATACCAGCACAAAAGATGTAATATCCGTAGTGGAGGACAGGTCAAGACCGCCATAGCAGACACGGCCTTCGAGGTCATCCTCATTGACTGGAAAGGCACAGGCGTCCCATTTATCCATTGGCATCCAGCGGACAGCCTGCTTTACCCATTGATTAAGGCGCAGCTGCCTGAAGGAATTCTCTTCACCGGGGTTTTGCTTTGCCGATTCGCAGGCCGCTTCCACCTTGTCAATGCCGACCGTGATACCGAGAGAGGGGTTTGCCTTTTTCCACACTTCCGGATCAGTCCAGTCCTCGTCAGGTTCCGCACCGTAAATGACCGGATAGAAGGTTGGATCGACCTTCCTGCCGTCGAGGATGTCCTGCGCTTTCTGGTGGACTTCATAGCAGATGGTGTTTGTATCATTTCCGGCTGTGGTAATCAGGAAATACAGCGGCTGCATTCTGGCATCGCCGGAGCCCTTTGTCATTACATCAAAGAGTTTCCGGTTCGGTTGGGTGTGCAGCTCATCGAATACCACGCCGTGGATATTAAAGCCGTGCTTACTGTAGGCCTCAGCGGAGAGCACCTGATAGAAGCTGTTGGTAGGCTCATAGATGATCCGTTTCTGGGAGGCCAGTATTTTGACGCGCCGATTAAGCGCCGGGCACATCCTTACCATATCCGCAGCAACATCAAAAACGATGGTGGCCTGCTGTCTATCGGCAGCGCAGCCGTAGACTTCGGCGCGTTCCTCACCGTCACCGCAGCAAAGAAGCAGGGCGACCGCGGCAGCCAGCTCTGACTTTCCCATCTTCTTTGGAATTTCGATGTAGGCCGTATTGAACTGACGGTAACCGTTCGGCTTCAGGACACCGAACAGGTCGCGGATGATTCGTTCCTGCCAGTCGATGAGCTCGAAGGGTTTTCCTGCCCATGTGCCTTTGGTGTGGGTGAGCTGCTCGATGAACATCACAGCGAAGTCCGCCATCTGCTTGCTGTAGTGAGAAGTCTCTGCCATGAAGCGGGTCGGCTTATAGTTTTTCAGTTTTCGCATTGGCACGATGGCCGCCTCCTTTCAGGGCAAAATAAAAGACCGCCATAGCGATCCGGTATCAGTACGAGAGAAAGAGCCTTCTGGCTCAGTCTCCCGGAATATTCATATTCAGGGTTTTAATGCTTAGTTGTGGTTCTCCAGCAGGATGCAAAGCGCCATCTCTGCTTCCTTACAGGTGGGATGAATGTCCCAGCCTCTGTCGTAGTTGCAAACGGTCTCGCCGTCAATCTTGATCATGAGCTTGCTGATCCTGCCGCCGTTGATGCCGTAGGTCTCGCTTGGCTCATCGTAGTGCTTTACCCAGTAGTGACACTTGGTGTATTTTTCCTTGTCCTTGGCATCCGGGATGCCAATAACTCCTTCGCTCCACATTTCCTTACGCCTCCTTTACCGTCATCTTGAAGGCCGGGATGAGGGCGTGTTCGTCGCTTCCGAAGTGGGTGTAGCGCTCCTTGACCTTTACAATTCCGTCCAGTGTGCAGCCGAGCTCCTCAAACTTTGCAATGGTCTCGATAAGGCTTGAGAATGTGGAGCTGATGGTGAATTCCTTTACTCCGAGCCTCTGGCAATCTGCAAGGATCGCTTCGATGTCGTAATCCCAGATGACTTCGGCGAAGTTCGGCAGGTCGTTTCCGGCTTCCTTACTGTAAAGGTAGGCCTGTCCCAGTGTCCGCTGGCATCCGATCTCTTCCCAGCGCATTCCGGGCTTCGCGTTTTCTATGGCTTCGATTGTGTACTTCATGGTGGTTCCTCCTTGTGGTTGTTTTCCCTTTTGGTATGTACATATATCACTCTGAACGCCTGTAATAGCAAGCTATTTATCGAAATATATGTGACAATCCTGCGGGAACATTTGAGGCCTAATTGTGTAGTTTATGCCTCGCCGGACATGATGAATTTCACGTATTCAGACCGGTGATCCTCAAGGTATAAAACCAGCTCGTAGAAGTCTCTCTCATAGGCCAGCCGCTGCACCGTGTTCACATCGAACATATTTGTAAGGCCGGTATCCCGTATGGCGAGGATCTGCTCCTTTACCTTTTCACCCATATCAGTCCACCACCTTCCGCACACGGTCGATGCCGTAGATGACATTCAGGCCGGAGCCGTTGTCCCAGTTCACCATGAGGCTGCCGGTATCGTCGACTCCCGTAACGGTTCCCTTGGTGCCGATAGGCGGAGCCTGCACATCGTCCATCTGGAGAAGTTCCACGCGGGTGCCTGCCGGGTAGTGGGAGCGGAGCGCTTCAAGCTGCTCTTTTGTGATCATTCGCATGCTGCCACCTCCTTTTCCGGTGCGCCGTTCTTCCAGCTGGAGTTGCCGGAGAGATTCTTAAGGAGAATCTTGCGCTCTGCCTTATATTCGTTTCCGATGAAGCCAAGCCGCAGGAGAAAGCAGCGGAATGCGTACTTCTCGTTGTCAACTTCCTTTTCAGTGGCACTGATGCGCTTCAAATCCCGGCTCATCTTGCCAAGGGATGCAATGAAGTGGGTGTAGGCCTTGACCACGTCCGGCTCCGGCATCTCAGTAAACCAAGGAAAGCTGACCGTATCCTCTGTGACCTCGATGCCAAGGTCGTCAATGCCGAGTGCCTTCTTGATGAGGCTTTCCTTGGCTGTGAGGAGGTTGGTGAGGTTTCCGACCGCCACCTTGTCGATCGGGAGGCTGACTGTAAGGCCAGTGGCTTCATCGTCGCTTTCGATCTCTTCGGTATCCTCCGGTGTGAAGCCATCCGCGATCAGGCTGTGGATGATGCGCTCCAGCTTGTCTGCGTCCTCGCAGGTTACGCTGCCTTCCTTGTCGACCGTGACGTCGCCGATCTCGTAAGCGCAGGTCGGCATACGCATGTAGATCGCCTTGTCGCCGGTGAGGTTTTCGATGGCTGCGACCAATGCTTTTCTGTCGTTTCCGGTTACGTTGTAATTTGCTTTCATGAGTGTGTTCCTCCTTTGTGAAATTAAGGTTTTAGGCTGTGCCTTTTGGCATGTATATACATCACTCTGAAAGCCTTATTTATCAAGCGATTTCCGACATTTTCTGAGGTAGAAAATTGCCGAAGAATCCGGGCAGAAATTGTGTATTATACACCCGCCGTCGGAGAAGTCTCGACTTCCTTTGCCAGAGCGGAATAGAGGAGCTTTTCGCCGTTCCTTATTACATACACATTTTCCTCATCGCCGGTATCCTCCACGTAACGGCGAAGGATGACAGAGGCGTATTTCGGATCGAGCTCCATCATGTAACAGACGCGGTTCAGCTGCTCGCAGGCCATCAGTGTGGAACCGGAGCCGCCGAAGGTATCAATAACTACAGAATTTTCCTGAGAGGAGTTCTGGATGGGATAGCCCAGAAGATCCAGCGGCTTGCTGGTCGGGTGATCCTTATTGCGCTTTGGTTTATCGTAGTTCCAGATGGTGGTCTGCTTGCGGTCGGAATACCACGGGTGCTTGCCGTTTTGCAAAAAACCATAGAGCACAGGTTCATGCTGCCATTGATAATCGGATCGACCGAGCACGAGGCTGTTCTTTACCCAGATACACACACCGGCGAGATGGAAACCTGCGTCAATGAATGCCTTTCGGAAAGTGAGCCCTTCAGTATCCGCGTGGAAGCAGTAAGCGGCTCCGCCTTTTTCGAGGTGGTCAGCCATGTTCTTAAACGCTGCCAGCAGGAACTTGTAAAATTCCTCGCCCTTGAGAGAGTCGTTCTTGATCGTAAGACCATCCGAGGCTTTGAAGGATACGCCGTAGGGCGGATCGGTCAGAACAAGGTTTGCATTCTTGCCGTCCATGAGCTTTTCCACATCTTCCGGAGAGGTGGCATCTCCACACATGACTCTATGCTTGCCAACCGTCCAGATGTCGCCGGGCTCTACGAAGGAAGCTTTCTCAAGGGCAGCGGTGAGGTCAAAATCATCATCGGCGATGTCCTTTTCGCTTCCGGTGCCGAGCAGTTTATCCAGCTCACCGGCATCAAAGCCGAGGAGAGATAGGTCAAAGGACTGATCCTGCAGATCAGACAATTCGACCGACAGCATTTCCTCATCCCAGCCTGCGTTGAGCGCCAGCTGATTATCCGCAAGGATATACGCACGCTTTTGTGCTTCCGTCAGGTTTTCTGCAAAGACGCAGGGCACGGTTTCATATCCTTCCTCGCGGGCAGCCGTAATGCGACCGTGGCCGACGAGGATGTTATAGTCCGCATCAATGACAGCAGGACTCACAAAGCCGAACTCCCTGAGAGAAGCCCGGAGCTGTGCGATCTGCTCCTTGCTATGTGTCCGGGCATTCCGGGCGTAGGGCACCAGTTTATCAATAGGTACCTGTTCTAATTTCTGTGTGTTCATTTACATATTCCTCCTGCTTCGAAGCAGCTGCTCCATCACGCTGTCCTGCGGACTACCTTCAAATGGCTCGGTGCAGTTTTGCTTCACAATGTCGTAAATCTCATACCAGAGCAGGTTGGCCTGCTTCTGAAAATTCATCAAAAGCTGTGTGAATGGGCTCGCAATTGCAGCGCCGGTGGTCGGGTGCTTTCCGAGCATGCCGTATTTGCTGACAGCTTCGGAGCACTGGATATACCGGGCAAAGGCCTCAGAGTAGCTTTCAAGCAGGCGCTTGTTTACCAGCCTCTCGCAGCCGCGCTCCTTGAGCCACAGCCATGTTTCCTTATAGATTTCATCTGCACCGAGGGGCTTACCGTCCTTCTGAAGAGCAGAGAGGTAATCATCCGGGCTTGGCATATCCATGCCTTCCAGCTCCACGCCGTCACCGATGTCGTCAACATCGAAGTCGGTCATGTCGTCAGTGAAGTCCGGCAGCTCCATACGCTTTGCAGGTGCGCCTTTCATAATTTTGTCGGCGAGGGCGTCCGGCTTGGAGCCAGCTTTGACACGCCGCCCGCCGCGATAGGTTCCGTCTTTCGCCATGTCGATCACTTCCATTTCTGTGGTGCAGGGTTTAATACCCTGTTTGAATTGCAATTTTTGCGTAAAAGACCCCGCGCCGTTTTCCGGGGAAAAGGGTCGTAGAGATTTTGACCGCCCTACCGGTCGCCGCGCTCGCGGTGAATCTTCTCGTGACACGAACGACAAAGACTCATGAGGTTGGACTCGTCATTCGATCCTCCCTCAGCAAGCGGCACGATGTGGTGGACTTCCTCGACCGCGACGTAGCGTCCTTCCTTTAAGCACTGTTCACAAAGCGGGTGCTTGTGGACGTAGCGGTCACGGATTCGTTTCCAAGCTCTGCCGTAGCGTTTGCCGGGAGAGTAGCCGCGCTGGAACTTCTCATAGTGCTGTTCCATAACCTTGGCGTGCTCCTCACAATAAACGCCGTCCGTCAGGTGTGGGCATCCGGGATAGCGGCACGGTCGTTGTGGTTTTCTTGGCATAAGCCGTGCCTCCTTTCAGGGCATAAAGAAAGCCCTGCAGGATGATCCCGCAAGGCTCGTGGGCTGCGCGTGCAGCTGTATCTTTATTCTTTTCGCTGATTATATACTACCATATTGGGCGGGTGGACATCTTAGGACAAAGCAGGACATTTCGGGCGCATTTCAAATTACAATCGGATCATCCGGGAGCGTCACATGAAGTAGCGCCTTGCCGTGCCAGCGACGAATGGTGCGGGCGTCTGCACAAAGCTCCATCCCGATCTGCTCCCATGTATAGTTATGGATGTAGCGGTACTTTAATACCATGCGTTCGTCGGTATCCGGAACGGCCTCAATGACCTCCCGTATCTGTTTCTTAAGGTCAGAGAGCAATTCCAGCTCACTGGCGATTTTCTTTTCCAGTGCCCAGAGCTTTTCAAGCGTCCGGACAAAGGGTGCTTCTGTATTCCGCGATGTCTGCACGCGGTCTTTATCATATTGGATAGCCGACACGCTGCCTGCCATCTCTCGCAGGTTTTGTGCTTCCATTGTGTCGGACTTGATTCTCTGATCAAGGCGGTAGGCCTGATGCAGATATTCTTTTATGGTCATAGGCTTTTTGCCTCCTCTCGTAGTTTTTGTATGAGATACTCGCCGTCTACACTCGTTAAGGCCTTGTACCAGCCGGAGCGGAAGAAGCGCTCACACTCCATTGCATCCGACATGGCGGCCTGATTACTGGGCTTCTTTTTCAGGCGCTTTAGTGCGTCCCGGTAATCCTTCACGGCCTGCAACACGATGGCATTGGCGAGATTTTCATAAGGATCAGTCATCACACCACCTCAAGGTCGGCCTTGACCGCGTCAATCAGCGCGGACTGCGTCATTTCCTTTTTGGATAGCGCCTTTACGATCCTCTCGTCGATAGTGCCCTTGGTGATGATGTGCTGGATCACCACAGTATGGGATTCTTGGCCTTGCCGCCAGAGACGGGCGTTCGTCTGCTGATAGAGCTCCAGCGACCATGTGAGACCGAACCACACAAGGGTGGAGCCTCCGGCCTGAAGGTTTAAGCCGTGACCGGCAGAGGCCGGATGGATGACTGCTACAGGAATCTTTCCCGCATTCCAGTCAGCAATATCGCGGCTGGTCTTGATCTCCCGGACATTGAAGCGGTTCTTGATGCGGCTAAGGTCGTGCCGGAACCAGTAGGCCACCAGAAGCGGTTTTTCATTGGCGGCCTCGATGATATCCTCCAAAGCGTCCAGCTTCCTATCATGAAACTCAATGACCTCGCCGGTATCGGCATAGATGGCACCGTTTGCCAGCTGGGAGAGCTTGCCCGTCAGCGATGCGGCATTGGCAGCGGTCACTTCGCCGTCAGGGAGCTGTAAGATGAGCTCCTGCTTCAAATCCTCATAGCGGCTACGTTCAGAATCGGATAATTGGACTTCATATTCCGTCGATACCAGCTCCGGCATTTTCAGATGATCGGTGGATTTCATGGAAATCGTAATATCCGAAATCCTCCGGTAAATGGCGTCCTCCGCATAGGGCAGCGGCTTATAGGAGTAGATGATCTCGCCGTTACGCTTGTCCGGCATGAAGTAATTCGTCCGGTACTGCGTGATAAAGCGTCCGAGGCGCTCACCCATATCTAGAACCTTAAACTCTGCCCACAGATCCATAAGACCGTTGGAAGAAGGCGTGCCGGTAAGCCCGATAATGCGATGGAGCTTCGGTCTCACTTTCATCAGGGACTTGAAGCGCTTAGCCTTGTGGTTTTTGAAGGATGAGAGCTCGTCGATGATCACCATATCGAAGTCGAAGGGAAAACCGGACTCGTCAATGAGCCACTGCAGGTTCTCGCGGTTGATGATCGTGATATCCGCTTGCTGCATAAGGGCTGCCTTCCGTTCCTTTGGCGTCCCGACTGCGACCGCATAGGTCAGACCGCTAAGGTGCTCCCATTTCTGGATCTCCGCTGGCCATGTGTCGCGGGCGACTCGTAAGGGCGCGACCACCAGAACGCGGTGGACTTCAAAGCTGTCAAACAAGAGGTCGTTTACTGCCGTCAGGCTGATGATCGTCTTGCCGAGTCCCATATCCAGCAGGACTGCGGCCACAGGGTGCTTTTCGATATAGCGGATGGCATAGTCCTGATAATCATGTGGATTGAAGTTCATCGATCATCCCTCCAATCTGCTCCGGATCGTCAATGACATAGACCGGAAAACCCAGCTCCCGCAGCAGCCTGTGGCGTGAGAGCTGGAGCGGGCGTGGCTTTTTGCCGGGTGCCTTCAGCTCTGCGAAACCGATATGGCCGTCAGGGAGTAAGATCAGGCGGTCGGGCATTCCTGCAAAAGAGGGACACACCAGTTTAAGCGCGATCCCGCCACGCTTTTTAACCGCCGTTGTTAACTTGTTTTCTATCTGTTTTTCTATCATTGCAAACCTCCGTCAGGCGTGAATTTCAGGGAATGTGCAAGGTGTATCAATGGTGTTTACTGAACTTTTTCTTAGAGCTATTTTTTAAGGCCTAAGAGAGTTTTTATATAAGACCTTGATACACCTTGTCATAAGTCCCGATTACTGCAGAAAATCTTCCTCAGCGCCGTTATCCTCACGAATCTTTAAGCCCTTGAAATAGCGCTTCCGATTCAGTGTCAGCCGCTCAAATCCGGCCTTCTCCAGCGCAAAGTAAAAATCTGCCGTACTTCGCACATACTCATTGCAGTCCAGCGAGTAGTTGCGGTACGCCTGATAGAGAGCCGAGGAGCTTTCCTTAAAGGACTCATCCACCTCGCACTTCTCATCCAGAAAATGTCCGAACCAGTCGTTCTGGCTGCGATATTCCTCGATTGCCTTCGTCACGCAGTCCGGTACCGGGATCTGGTAACCGAGCTCGATGACCTTCTTGGCACCCTCAATCACCCACGCCAGAATGCTTTCACCGGCATTCTCATACAGGTACTCACCGTAATTCTTGATGTCGGCTTTGCCCTCGATCTTGGCATTGAACGGGATCACGATGAGCCTGCGCCAGATACCGTCATCGGAGGCGGAGACGCGAGGCAGGTGATTCGTATACAGCACCAGCGTGTGGCAGGGCTTGAAGGAAAACGGGTCTTTATACTTTTTCTCCGCAAACACGTCATCCGTGGAGCAGAGCTGCTTGACGGTAGAATCGTTGAGCCTCGCGCCTTCCTGCATTTCCGCAGCGATCAGCAGGCGCTTGCCTTTGACCTCCGCCATTTCCGGTTTGATGTTCCTGCGGCAGCCGACGGTCAGGGTGTCTGCGGAGATATTTCCGCTGTAGAGTCCCAACACGCGGGAGACGGCATTCCAGAAGGTGGACTTGCCGTTGCGCCCATCGCCGTATGCGATAATGAGCGCCTCCACATAGACCTTGCCGATGACGGCCAGACCGCAAATCATCTGCACATAGTCAATAAGCTGCTGATCCTTCTGGAAAATCAGATCCAGATTGTCCTGCCAAAGCTGCGCTCCCTTACTGCCGGGCGAGACCGATGTAATCTTCGTAATAAAATCATCTGCTGAGTGCTCGCGGGCACCGGCCATACCTTTGCGAAGGTCGTAGGTTGCCTCCGGTGTGCAGAGTAGGAAGCAGTCCGCGTCCAAATCCCTCGGAGAGATTTCCAGCATCGGGTGTGACTCCTTGAGGGTCGATGTGATGTTTTTGGAATCGCGCCTACGGATGGCAAAGCTCTGGTAGGCCTTGGCAGCAAGGAACTCCTGATAGGCCTTCATCTGCTCGTCGTTCATCAGCTGTTCGGCCTTTGCCTTAGAGGTGTTATCAATAATTTCCTGTGCTCCGCAGTTCTTGAGCTTTTGCAGCGCCTCGCACATAAGGCGACTGGATTCATTCAGCTGTCTGCGGGTCAGCTCATGGGCGACGGCCTGAGCGCCGGGCTCCGTTTCCTGCCAATAGTGATCGCTGTAGCGGATGAAGTGGGTGGCCGGTGAGTAGCGCAGCTCGTTTGCAAAATATTTCGAGAGCACCTCGGCCTGCCCGACGTCGGAAAAGTCCTCCGGCATATAGCTGTTCTCATCGTTGTAGACCTCCGGAGGGACATACCCGTCCTCACGGCTGATCTTGGAATAGAAGCGCTGGGCGCTGTGCCAGATGGTTGTAAGCTCGTTGTTATCGAGAGGCGGCACGCAGGTCGCGGCCTTTTCCAGAAAGCTCTGGTAGGCTTTCTCCGTGTCGCCGTATTTCTTGATGACGATACCGGCAAAGCGGGACAGGGTGGCGTTGCGGCTGCCTTCCGGAATCGTGGCGTCCTTTTCATGCCCGCCGGGCAGGCCTGCATCAAACTCGTCATCATTCAAAAATTCCGTGAGATTCATGCGACCGGGATAGAGCTCCACATTCGGCTCCAGTGTCCCGAAGAAGAAGCGTGCCGCATCCAGCGCATTCGTATCGAAATACGGGAAGATGGAATTGACCAGCTTCTTCATGTCGCTGTAAAGGGTAGCGTCTGTTACGCGCTCAATGGGAAAGAGCACATGGAACTTTGGCCTTGCAGGCTTGCCGTTTTTCTCGCGCTGGTTGAAACGGCTGTAGTGAATAGCAATGCTGACGCCGGGAAAGGCCTCCAGCACATCTGCCGGTGTGATCCAGTCCTTCGGATCTTCTGAGTGGTCGTTGTCACAATCCACAGGAAGGCAGTCAGCGGAGAGAAAATTGGCACCGTTGCGGTAGTGGTGCTTGTATTCCGCACATACATAGTCGTGGCCGACCGCTTCCTTTAAGCTGTCCGTATCCATGACCACGGTCTTATGCGGATAGGAGCAGTTTCCGGGATTGCCGATAAAATCAGCACTATAAAGGGTAAACATCAGTCATACACCTCCTCCGATTCTTCCTCCAGCACCTTCGTGATAAATTTCAGAGCGCGGATCATGGTCTCCAGCTCGCAGTCGCCGCCGAGGGTAACCTCGAATCCGTCACACCCGTATTTGCTGAGGATTGGCTTTATCTCCATATCCGTGCTGGCCTCGTCCTGAATGCGGAAATAGGTGCGGCCACCATGACCGGTGTCGCCTCCCTTATATCCGGTTGTTCCGGCCTCGACCTGCAGGATATTGCAGCTGACCACGTCGCGGGTGTATGTGGTGATCTCGGTGCCATCATCGAGCTTTCTGCGTCTTTCTGTTACTTCATACATAGCGTTAAACCTCCTGACATTCTTCTGTGAAATAGCGCAAGCGATAGTCCTTCCACTTGGCGCGTTTGATTTCTGATTCCATCCCGGATGAGATGTGGCTGCCGAATACCCAGACCTCGGCGCACTTGCTCATGAGGGCGTTCCCGAAAAACAATCCCAGCTCTCGTTCTGCAGGATCGTTATCATCAAGGAACTGCGGAAACAGCAGGTGCGGTGCGATAGGGATATATCCCTTGTCTACGGCAAAGCGGCTGTAGCGTCTGGCGTTGGCGACGTTGCCTTCCACATCTCCGGAAAACGGAGAGCAGATGTAGACGATAGGCCTGAAAGCGCGTAGGGATTGCTTTTCATTTGCGGCAATCCGGGAGAGCGCTTCACCGGCAGTCGGGTCAGGATAGCCCTCGCTGTTGTGATAATCGTTACTCAAACCAGAGTCCTCCTTTCCGGGCAGACTTAAGGCGTCCACCTCCAATTTCCACTGGAGATGAACGCCTGATTTGAGCGGACGATTTTTAATCTTTTTTGTAGAAGGGTGTGATGTAACCGTCGGCGCGGAGCTTCAGGCCTTTTGCCCACGGCGGAGTCCTGCCCATCTGTTCACAGAGCACATCAAGAGACATACGCGGATCGGCCTCGATGACCAGCTCGTCGTGGATGTGCATAACGATGGAGCAGCAGCGCAGCGTCTTCATGGCGTAGCAGAGGATGTCGCGGGAGGTCGCCTGCACGATGTTTTCCACAAATTTCGGGCCGTATGAGTTGAGCCGTTCCCATTTTTTCGTGCTGCCGATGCCTTCATAGGTGATACACTCGCCGCCGAATTTGTTTGTGCCGACCTTGGGCTTCACATAGGCGAGGTTTCGTCCGGAGGGCAGCGTGATAAAGAGCATCCCGGAGCGACAGGAGAAGGTAAGCCCGTAGCTGCTGGTCGTGTGCTTATACTTCACAGCCTCCATGACAGCACGGTCGACATCCCACCAGAATTTCACGATGTTCGGATTCGTCTGCCGCCATGCGTCCACCAGCGGAGGAAGCTCATCTTCAGATAAGCCCATCTCGATGGCTCCCATTGCCTTTAAGGCTCCTACCGAGCCGCCGTAGCCGAGCGCGAGCTCTGCGATTTTTCCTTTTTGACGCAGGTGCCCGTTTACGCCGTACTTCTCGACCGGGACATGGAACATATGCGATGCGCTGGCGCAATAAATATCGCCGCCGTTCTCGAATACCTTCTGCCGCCACATCTCACCGGCATACCAAGCGATAACGCGGGCTTCGATGGCGCTGAAGTCGGAAACATAGAACTGCGTACCGCCCTTCGGAATGAAGGCCGTCCGGATCAGCTGCGAGAGCGTGTCCGGCACATCTTCATACAGGAGCTTTACAGCCTCAAAGTCGCCGGATTTCACAAGGGCGCGGGCGTCGGCCAGATCCGGGAGATGATTTTGCGGGAGGTTTTGCAATTGTATGAGCCTTCCTGCCCAGCGACCGGTGCGGTTGGCTCCGTAAAAAGCAAACATGCCGCGAGCTCTGCCGCCGTCACAGACCGCACGCTCCATCGTCTGATATTTCTTGACGGAGGACTTGGCAAGCTGTTGGCGAAGTTCCAACACGGTCTGCAGCTCCGGCGGAGCGGTTTTAATGAGCTCTGCCACGACTTTCTTACCGAGGGTATCGGTTTCGAGGCCGTTGTCGGAGAGCCACTGCTTCATCTGCTGGACGCTGTTTGGATTATCGAGTGCCGTAATATCCTTCATGGCCGCCGTAAGCTCCGAGCGGGAGAGGGTATCCATTTCGATGGCTTCCTTCACCAGATCCATGTCGAGCCGGACACCACGGTCGTTGATTTCTTGGTCAATGTGGTATTCATCCCAGACCGCATCAGGCACCGGAAACTTGGAGAGACGCTGCTGGATCGCCATTTCGACTTCCACATCCCGCTTGTTATATGCCTTAAAGAGAGACCACTTCTCCGGATCGTGAAAGGGCAGGTTCCGGGTGCGACCGCCGTTTACCTTTGTGGGAGCGCAGGGCACAGAGAAATATTTGATGAGCGCCTTGCCCTCATCCAGCTTCTGTTCTTCGAGCCTTAACACCTGCCCGACGCCTTTTAAGGAGAGCGGCAGTCCCATCGTGGCCGCCCAGACCATAGAGCAGCGCCAGCTTTCCGGATTCAGGAACCGGGCGCACTCCTGAGAGAGCGGATGATTATCGTGAAAAGGATCAAGGCTTACTCCCAGATCGGACAGATACCGGGATAAGCAGACACGTTCAAAGTTTGCATTGAAAGCCCATTTGAGGACAGTATCATCGGTCAGGGCGTCGAGGACTTCCTGCGGTATTTGTTCTCCTTGCGCAAGGTCGATGACCTGCACATCGCTGCCGTCGATGGCGTAGCCGAAAAGCAGAATCTCAAAGTTCGGAGACTCCGCATATTTGTAGACACCGCATTTATTCAGATCGACGTCCGAAAACGTCTCTATGTCTATGGATATGTTTTTCAATCGGATCACCTCAATTCAAACAAGCGGCAGAGAATGTATCCCTGCCGCCCGTCCGTTGCTTATTTGTCGAAGGACTTCATGCGCTTCTCGTGGTATTCGTCGTCCTGCACGGCCTTTTTCTCCTCGCGTTTCTCACGCTTGAAGTCATTGATGACCGTCTGGATGGCGACCACTGCCCAAGACAGGACTACGATGCAGAAGCACCCGATCAGGATGTTGCAGAGAATCGTGGAAATAGCAATCTCGTTCATGTTCGCTCCTCCATTAGTTCAGGAAATCTTCATCGTCGTCAGTGGCGAAGTCGGACTCAGCGCTGGCCTTGCCGCCGAGAGGCTCACCGTCACGGATCTTCTGCAGGTTGTTAAGCCCGCAGGCGATGCCCTTGTTGCCGGAGCTGTTGAAGGCGTAGAAGGTGATGCTGGCGCGGCCATACACACCGGAATACACCTCAGAGCGGGTGAGGATCGGGTTCAGGTCTGCATCCACGATGCCGGGTGCAGAGGTGGCGTTGGCATTGACGAAGTAGGCGTTCTTGTAGGCCTCGTCGTCCGGACGCTCCGCATCGCCATCGCGCAGAGGCGTCTTCAGGACAGAGAGCGCCGGTACGGATTTGCCGTTGCCCTTGAGCTTGGCCTCGCCCTCCTTGTAGGCGGCTTCGATGGCGGCCTTGATCTTGGCGATGGTCTTGGTGTCGGACTTCGGGATGATGAGGCTCACGCTGTACTTGGGCGTGCCGCCGTTGATGGACTTCGGCTCCCAGACGTTCGCGTAGCTCCAGCGGGTGTCAACACCGGTGATAACCTTCATGGGATTGCTGATTTTTACATTCTTACTCATTGTCGTTTTCCTCCATAAAATCATTTTTTGCTGTATTCATGGCCGGGCGCTTGTCGCTATCCGGCACAAGTGTGGGTTTTCCCTGCGGCTTTTCGATGTAGGCCGTCAGGAGTTCATCAAAGCGGGACTTGCCGAGGAGCTTCTGCATGGCTGTGATGCCGAGCAGTTTTTTCTCATAAGGGTCAAAGCCCGCATTCTCGACCGCCTGAATGACTGCGGCCTCGTTGCCGTATTTCCTGTTGGAGCGGCCTTCGACTAACTTGAAGCCGTCCCATTCCTTACCGGAGAGCGCCTGCTGAAGGGCGTATTCCTTGATATCGGATGCCCAGCTCACAAGCTCGTCCACCTTGGAGAGGATGACCTCAACCTCGGTATCTGAAAGCAGCGGCGGGAGCTTAAAATCGTACTGCGCCAATTTCAGGTTAGCTTCGGCTCTGGCACGGCACTCGTTCTTGGCCTTGCAGAAGCCGCACCATTCACCGCAGAGGAAGTTCCCGTCTCCGGCGAAGGCAAGCTCCGCAGTGGGTTTCAGTACTTCGTCCGCCCAGCGGTACAGGTCATCTTTGCTGATCTCGTAGGTGCTGACGTTCTGGCGTCTCGGCTGGTAGATGGTCATGCTGACCTTTTCGATGTCGTAGATATCATCGAAGAGCTCCAAGGCACCGAGGGCGTAGCATTCCATCTGCGGATTCTCGTCTGCTGATACCAGAACGCCTAAGCCATGCTTGTAGTCGATCACCCGGAGCGTACCGTCCGCAATGATGATGCAGTCGGCGGTTCCGAAGCCCTGTTCTACCCAGCGGGAGAAGTCCACTCGCTGCTCAATCAGGACAACCGGATCAGCGCAGGTCTTCTTTGCGGCCTCGACCTGTTCCAGCACGTATTCGGCATAGCCGGTGGTGCAGTCCTCCATCTCTTCGGAATACCAGGAGAGGTTTTCGGTCGGGTCTTCTGCCGGGAGCCCAAGCGCTTTTTTTAGCTTGTACTCGGCAAGCGAGTGGGCGTCGGTGCCTTCAGCAGCGTAGTCACTTCCTTTATCCTCATAGGATTCAGAGAGCCTTGCGGAAGGCGGGCAGTGGAGCCAGCGGTCAGAGCTTGATGCGGAGAGGATCGCGTGCTGTTTAGCTGCCATTTCCGATTACCTCCGCGTCCTTGAGCAGGGCTTCGTAGTTTGCCGGATCTACGGCAGAGAGCCTTGCGGCTCCGTATTTCTGGAGCAGTTCTCTGACTTCTGCGGTATGGCCTGCGCGGGAGAGGTTAGCGAGAACCGGCCTCACATCCTCAAGCTTCAGTTCAGGTTTTTCATCCTTCTTGGCAGCACTTTTAGAACTCTGCTGCTTAGATTCATCCTGACCAGAAAACTGCTGTGCCAGCCATTCGGCTGCGTCGTTAATAGCAGCAGCGGCTCTGTGCAGGTCTTCTATGGTCTGTGCCATATCTGCCATCTTTGACATTTGTTTTTCCTCCTTCCTCGGATTTGCTGGTTGCGGCAAGAATTGAGAGGTTTCTTGCCAGTCGGGCGGATACGTGGCTGATGGAGTTCAGAAGTTTGATCTCCTCGTTGACGTTCCCGCCAGTGTTTGCGTAACTGCGGTACATACTGTTCACCTCGCTTTCTGAAGGCGTTTCTCTCTGTCCTTCAAGTTCCACTGGAGATGAGCAGTCATTTTGAGCGGAGGAAAAATAAAAAAACTTCCGACCGCCATCCTGAAGTGGGACAGTGGCCGGAAATGCTGTGGTTCGTGGTATGGGATATTACTTGCCGTCTCTGATTCTTCTTAAATCAGTACGGTATTTTTTCATCTGATCCGCGAAGGTCTTCTGCGGACGACCGAGTTCTCTTGCGATGGCTCTGTCGGAGATGCCTTCCGGGTGATCCTGCCAAAGCTGGATAATGGTATCCGCTTCGGGATCAAGTTCACGGAGACGAGCGAAGAGCTGCTCAAGAAGCTGACGGTCAGCAATCACATCTTCCATAGAAGGACTCTCGTCCGGGATGTAATCGTACATGCTGCCGTTGCCGTCCGGGTTAGGCACATCCAGAGAAAGGGTGTCACCCGCCGCGTGATACTCGCAGCCGACGCAATCGCCGTCACACTTCCAGATGAAGCGGTAAGGGCACATGCATCTGCCGTGGTTCTGTTCCTTGTCACGGATGCGGGACGCTTCTCTATAGAAGGAATCGTGCTGCTCCTTTGTGACCGGAACCTTCTCACCGGTGCTACGGATGTAGATGAAATACTGCTTTACTTCTTTTGACATAAATTTTTCCTCCTGTGATTTGCTGTTTGTGAGCAATCGCAGGGGGAAAATTCATAGGTCGTTCATCGTTTGTCAGTATTTGCAGATTGATTTTTACTGACTATTTCGATATAATAGGAGTTAGTGGGAAACACTTGGAATTACCACGAACCACGGAACCTATATATCGAGCCGATGCCAGAAGCCAATTAGCCCCTGTGACTACTTCACAAGAGCCATCCAATCGTTCGGTAGGTCGGCTGCTATAGTTCGTAAGGTTCTTAAGGTTCGACTTGAAAATTTGGAGAGAAAAACAGTGACAACAGATGAAAAACCACGGCTTTGTGGCGGCACCTTCTTTGTCCTGGTTCTTCAGGCACTGAAGCAGCGTGTCAAAGCGAGGCAGCATTATAAGGGCGAGAGGGATGGCCTCTCAGATCCGGAAGTCTTGATGGGGCTGATCAAAGTGATCAATCCTGAGTATCAGGAACCGAGAGAAGGAGCCCTTAAGGGAAAGACAAACGACTTTAAGTCATGCAAAACATCAACCGGACAGTATTTACCGTTCGGTGACACACCTGAAATAGATACTTTTGATAAGCGCGTGAGGGAGAGATTCCCGGATGCGCTTAATGCCATGTCTATTTTTGTGGACGATTTCCTTGAAACAGGCACAGAGGTTCAGAAGGACGTCCGCCTTGTAAAAGCACTTCTTGATCTGATTCAGCAGGATGACAGTATTGGTAAAGATGAAGAATTCTATGTCAGTGAAGATGGAGGCAAAATAAAAAAGGCCGCACTGGGCGGTCTTCGAAAAGTGTGCCTTCCAGCATTTCTGCTTGGAGTTTGGCATTATGTAGTTGTGTACAGAAAAGACAATAGCGTAGGACGCAGCACCTATGATGAGTGGTGCCCTGAGAATGGGCGGGCTCCAAGAACGTACACCGGTGGTATGGGCAGAAACATCACTTCCGAAATGGATGTATACACTCTTAAATGCGAAAGGTCAGGAAAAACCTCTACCAGTGAGAAAGACGAGGATCAGGTGTTTGACTTCGGAGATGAAGACCAAGAAGATGAAACATTTGATTTCGGAGATGAAGACAAAGAGAAGACGACTCCTCCTACCACACAGAATATTTACAATCCGCTGATTATTCAGCAATCAGGCGCTGGTAGTACAGTCATCCCTAACTACGGAACTATTAACCTTGATCTTGGCAAACGAGGAGGTGGTTCCAATGAGTGATGAAATCCAAGTAATATCTGCAGCAAAGCTTCCGGCAAACGGTCAGCCTCAGTATATTCAGGGTGGAAACGATGCAGTGATGATTCCGAACTATGGAACCATCAACATGCAGGTTACACAGCAGATGGCTGCAATGCCTTATTTCGGAGGAAATTTCTATATTCCGCCGAAGGTTGATCGGGAGTATTACAACATATTTGTCCTTGGCGGAGAAGAGTTCGACAGACCTTATGTCAAGATACCGCGTAATCGTTCCCTGAACGAGTGCATGACAAAAGAGACGATGGACAAATTTGCTCCGATGACTGAGGAGAACAGAGCCCAGATAAAAACAATGCCTTCGCTTTTTATGGCAGAAAATAGTCAATATGGTAAAGCTGATGAGAGTCAAAAAGTGATCTACGGGTTTGTGCCCGATATAAAGATATACGATAACTATGTGAAGGCTTATTACTGCGGTTACAAATTGGATGTTCCACAGTGGAGGCTGAATGAGCTTCTCGAAGAGCTCCAGCTTGTAGGCGACGATAAGCTGAATGAAATGAACAGGACTCATTGGGCGATCAAACGTTGTGACCTGATACAGGAACTGCTTGAGGCCGGAGTCCAGATACCTGTATTTAGCACTGGTGATTCACACTGAGATGATGGAGGAAACCATGAGTAACGAAATAGAAAACACTACATCAGAAGCAATGCCAGAAAAATGGGTAAACCTTGAAGATATTGCAGATCATCTTAGCGTCAGCACTGATACAGTCAGGAACTGGATCAAGGACGGCAAGCTGCCGTTCTACAAGGCTGGCAAGCGATATAAATTCAAGATTTCTGAAGTGGATGCGTGGCTCCGGGACGGAAAAATCTCGGATTGA